TTTGACATGAGCGCCGCCACCCACGCACAGCAACCTGCGCTGTTTACAGCCATGCTGGCACAGTTTCGTGCTGACCTCTCCGTGTTTAACGCGCAGTGCCATGGTGGCAGTGCTGCAGATGTGCCGTGGATTTGTGGTGACACGACGTATTACTGGAAAAATACCTACGGCACCCAGTACAACACCATTTACGGGGCGTACAAAAACAGGGAGAGTGAGGGCGTTTATTTTGTGCCCTTCATGACAGACGGTAACGGCGTCAATACCGCCACTAACGCGCCGGCAGAAGATCCGGATATTCCGGCATCAGGATATTACGGTGCGGCATCGAGAACGAATGGAAACCAGGTATCATCAAACCGCCCGACACATTTCAGTTCATGGGCGCGCAGGAGCATTATTCCGGATCGTATGGCAACCGCTATTCTGAACGCAGCCGGGCGCACCTCAGCCTTCATCAGTGGTAAGGCACCGGAAATCAAACCCTCGCCCGGCGGCAACACGCCATCGGGTCCGTCTGCAGATACGTCCGTTCGCACAATCTCCCTGCTGCCGGCAGCCGGAGAGGCTGCTGCGCAGGGCTGGAGCATTAAGGATGGCGGAATTCAGTTGTCAGATGGTGTATTTAAGATCACCAGGCAGAGCAATAAAACCTGGTCCCTGACGCATCCGGTGGATGACGCAATTACCCTGCTGACACAGGGCGGCAGACTGACCTGTAAGTTCCGCCTGTCAGGCGCACTGACCAACAATCAGTTCGGGCTGGGGATTTATCTGTATACGGATGCTCCCGTTCCTGATGGTGTGGCGATGACGGGTACCGGTAATCCGTTCCTGATGTCGTACTTCACTCAGACCACTGACGGCAGAGTGAATCTGATGCATCACAGGAAAGCCGGAAACACGAAGCTGGGGGAGTTCGGCGATTACGGTAACGACTGGCAGACGCTGGAGCTGGTGTTCACCGCCGGCAGTGCCACGGTTACTCCGAAACTGAATGGAGTGGCTGGCCCGGCATTCCAGGTTATAAAAGACAGTCTGACACTGGGACTGAATGCGCTGACGCTGACGGATGTTACAAAAAATGCAGCGTATGGCGTTGAGATAGAAAGTCTGGTGCTGGAGATAAATGCACCGGCATCATCATAAAAAGTGAGCCAGTCAAATGGAAGGTATCGTTAAACTCACCGGTAGTGTCAGTGGGTCGTCTGAGACGCCTGCATGAGTTATCAGAGCCATCAGTAGTTAACTGGTGGCTTTTTTATTGTTGTCAGCTTCCGGATAACGGGAGACGGGGTATGTACCAGATGGAAAAAATCACAACGGGTGTGTCATACACCACGTCAGCGGTGGGGACGGGATACTGGTTACTGCAGCTGCTGGACAAAGTCTCTCCGTCCCAGTGGGTGGCGATAGGCGTGCTGGGGAGTCTGCTGTTTGGGCTGCTGACATATCTGACGAACCTGTATTTCAAGATTAAAGAAGACCGGCGTAAGGCGGCGCGGGGAGAGTAAAGTGATGAAGAAAAAATACGAACTGGTTGTTAAAGGGATAAATAATTACCCGGATAAGATTACTGTTACTGTGGCACCGGAAATTGGTGGGTATCCGTCACTGTTGTTGCCAGATGTGGCGATTAGTCTTGACCGTACTGAAGGTGCCACGCTGGAGTTTTACGAAGCTGAGGCGAAAAAGCAGGCGAAGCAGTTTTTCATGGATGTTGCTGCCGGGTTATGTGAAGGGGATGGTCCGTTACCGGAAAAGCGTCCCGTAATTTTAGAGGCGCAGGATGTGTTGATAACCTACAGAGGAAAACTACCGGGAATAATTACGGGTTCTCTGAAGACTCCACCGCTGGCCTGAAGACTTAACATATCCAGGGATTTGAAATCGATAAACCCTGATAAATATCCATGAACGCAAAAATCAGATACGGCCTGTCGGCTGCCGTTCTGGCGCTGATTGGTGCAGGGGCGTCTGCGCCTGAAATCCTCGACCAGTTTCTGGATGAAAAGGAAGGTAACCACACCACAGCATACCGTGATGGTGCGGGTATCTGGACCATCTGCCGTGGAGCCACCCGGGGGGATGGTAAGCCTGTTATTCCTGGCATGAAGCTGTCGAAGGAAAAATGCGACCGGGTTAACGCCATTGAGCGTGATAAGGCGCTGGCATGGGTGGAGAAAAACATCAGAGTGCCGCTGACCGAACCCCAGAAAGCGGGGATCGCGTCATTCTGTCCGTACAACATTGGCCCCGGTAAGTGTTTCCCGTCGACGTTTTACAGACGGATTAATGCAGGAGATCGAAAAGGTGCCTGCGAAGCGATTCGCTGGTGGATTAAGGACGGTGGCAGAGACTGCCGTATTCGTTCAAACAACTGTTACGGTCAGGTATCCCGTCGTGACCAGGAGAGCGCGCTGGCGTGCTGGGGAATCGACAGATAAGAAGAATATTTTGCTGAAAAATGAGGTTTGCTTACATGGACGGATAACACGAAATCCTGCAAATTGGCAAAATGTAAGTGAATAAAGTCAAAACAGTTGTTTAACACTCAGGCACCGTAATGATGCCTTTGTCATTTCTGCGCATCTCACGCGCATCTCACAACACAGAACCTTTCAGGATGACCCTTGAGGATACCGGTTTGGCTGTCGGTGCCTTTCTGTGGGCTGGATTCCTGTGAGACAAGGTTCATCACTAAAAGGAAATAACCGATGAATATGATGGCCGTGCCGTTTCACGGCAACTCTCTTTATGTAGTTAACCATAATGGCGAACCATACGTTCCCATGAAACCTGTCGTTGCGGGGATGGGGCTGGCCTGGCAATCACAGTTGGCTAAGTTAAGACAGCGTTTTGCGTCAACTATAACGGAAATCGTTATGGTTGCTGAGGATGGGAAACAACGCAATATGGTGTCCATGCCACTTCGAAAACTTGCCGGCTGGCTACAAACCATTAATCCCAACAAAGTAAAACCCGAAATCCGCGATAAGGTCATCCGGTATCAGGAAGAGTGCGACGATGTTCTTTACGAGTACTGGACGAAGGGTTTTGTCGTTAATCCCCGTAAAATGAGCGTGATGGAAGAACTCAACCAGGCTTGTGCTGACATGAAACGGGATAAAAACATTGCCAGTGTGTTTGCTACCGGGCTGAATGAGTGGAAACAGGTTAAAGCCGCGCATGTATCAAAAATCCGTACGCTGGTAAATGAAGCGAATATGCTGATTGATTTTGTCCTGGCTGATACAGGCAAAGGGAAAATAACAAAGGCGGATTGATGGGGTGGCTAATGATATCAGATAAACTCATAACGCTGGTGAAGAGCCTCTGTGTACTTGTCGGCATTTCATTTTTAGTCATGCTGGTTGCCATTTTCTTTTCCACCGCCTGGCGAGTCCTGACGTTATCGGGACTGGTGGGGTGAAAGAGAGATGAACCGTGTTCTGTGTGTGGTGATTATTGTCCTGGCGGTTGGCTATGGTGCGCTGTGGCTGGCAACAAACCATTACCGTGACAACGCGCTCACCTACAAAGCGCAGCGCGATAAAAAAGCCAGAGAGCTGGAACAGGCGAATGCCACCATTACTGACATGCAGGTGCGCCAGCGTGATGTTGCTGCGCTCGATGCAAAATACTCGAGGGAGTTAGCCGATGCGAGAGCTGAAAATGAAACTCTGCGTGCTGATGTTGCCGCTGGTCGTAAGCGCCTGCGGATCAACGCCACCTGCTCCGGTACCGTGCGTGAAGCCACCGGCACCTCCGGCGTGGATAATGCAACCGGCCCCCGACTGGCAGACACCGCTGAACGGGATTATTTCATCCTCAGAGAACGGTTGATGACAATGCAGAAGCAGCTGGAAGGGGCACAGGACTATATCCGCACTCAGTGCCTGAACTAAGTTTTGCTGATGCGCCGTATCGTCGCCGTATTCCTGCATTAACAGAGACCGCAGCCCGACAGGGAGACTCCTCTGCGAGAGTGTGCGGGGATAATCAAAAACGATACACACCGGGGTTTACCGCGTAAACGGAGCGCGGCGTTCTCCCCTCATGGTCGCCCGTCCGGTGCGATGGTGGAAGAAACTGGAATCTGTTCAATAAAAAAACTGCCGTGTTGGAGTCACAGCAGTAATGTACTGATTGGGTAGAAGATTATTATTGTTATGCTTTATTTTTATTCTATATGGCTGATTATTTCAATTCGGAATTAATACAGCTAATGTCTGTGAGTTTTTATAAATTCAGCAATATAAAGAAATAGTTATATGAACAGCCATCGCAGAGCATACTGTGTATCATTCTTTTTTATAGTCAACTGACGGGCATATTTTATGTCTGCTGCCAGCTCCCGGCGGCAAGATTCAATGACCCACGCAGAAAAATTTTCTGAACCTTTCTGGTCAAGAGCGATGTTAATTTGTTCAATCATCTGGTTTGGAAATCGGATGTTGCGGGTTGTTGTTCTGCGGGGCCGGTTTTTCGATGACATTTTCTTTCCTCTGGTGACAAGCTATATGGCGAGGATTTTACATGGCTGTGCTTCGTACGTTACCGGGCAGAATCAAAACTCTGAACACCCGGCGGATAAATGTCCTGAGGGGGGAACAGCGTCGTGTCAGTGGCAGTGCCCGGGTTTCCCTCAAACGTCGTATCTGGCGGAGGGATGCCGGACACTGTTGTCTCTGTGGTCGTGTGGTTGACCTTTGTGACAGTGAACTCGATCACCGCATTGCACTTCAGTTCGGTGGTGGTAATGAGGAGACGAACCTCTGGACCCTCTGTACTGAATGCCATCGCCAGAAGTCAGCGAGTGAAGCGGCGAGTGGTATGCCTGATCCGACGTTGCCTGAGCTTCCTGATGGCACGCTCAGGGCCGACGGAATCACTGGCCTGTGACCAGACCCGGGGGGGATCATCCGGCGAAAAAAAACGATCGCCCTGGACACCGCGCCCCCTCTCACGCAGAGAAAAAATTCCCGTTTCAGGGCAGTTAACATGTTAACTGGCTGCCCGGGCATTTTTGCGGTTTTTATCTTTATTATTCAGTTTGTTGTGCGGAAAAAATGTTAACAGGCTTTTTCAGCAAATGTTAACCAGGCAGCAGTTAACATTTGCGGCATGAGACGCCGGGAAAAATGGGCTGAACCATACCCGGCTGAGTGCGTTCTGGACCCGGGAGGAGGCTGTGCTGACAACGCAAAAACGAAAATTTGCGCTGGCGCTCATGTCCGGGAAAAACAAAACAGCGTCAGCCATTGCCGCCGGTTATTCGGCGAAGACCGCCAGGGTTAAAGGCTCGCAGCTGGCAAAAGATCCTGAGGTGCTTGCGTTTATAGCCCGTAAACAATGCGAGACGGTGGAGGTGGATGAGGTTCCTGTTTACCGGCAGAAAAAATCAGAGCAGGAGGATAAACCCCGTCGCCGTGAGGTGGCTGCAATACCACAGCCGGACGAAAAAAATCCGGAGATGCCTCCGCCCGCGGTGATATCTCATGGTATTGAATATATGGAGGATGGTCTTCCCGATCCGGTGAAAGCGATGGGGCAGATCCTGGTGGAAAACCTGATAATTGACCCGAAACTGGCACTGGATGCGGCCTGGCGACTGGCGCAGTTCACACACCATAAAAAAGGCGATGCCGGTAAAAAATCGGCAAAAGGTGATGCCGCGAAAAAAGCGGCTAACCGTTTTGCGGTGCCACCACCTCCCCGGCTGGTGGTGAATAACCAGAATGAGGAAAGCGGATGATACCTGTATGGAGCACGGCATGTCCGGACTGGGCAGAGCGCCTGAAAAAGGGGCTGTCGATTATTCCGGCTCCGATTTATCCGGAGCAGGCTGCACATGCCCTGGCGATTTTTAAACAACTGCGGA